GACATCGAGCGGCTGTGCTCGGCGACCATCGAGATATCGCCGGGGTGGGCCCGCTGCTCGAGCTCGGCGATCGCCGCCTCGGCCGCGGAGCGCAGGGCAACGCTGCTTGACTCATACGCCGGGTACGGGGTGAAGCTGATCTCGCGTAGCCCGATGTTCTTGAGCGTACGCTGGGGCATGCCGTTCTCGCCGCGCTGCCAGTCGTCTTCCGTGCCCTCTTCGCCGAAGCCGAACGACATGCCCCGGATGTTGCCGTGGTCGATATCTTCAACCAGGTCCTTGGCGCGGGTGCTGTTGTTGAGCGTCACGTCGAAGGCCAGGCCCTTCTCGTCTTCGCGGAGCTTGAGCTTGCCGGCGGAAGTCCGGGCGACGATCTGGTTGGCCTGATGCCCGACCAAGGCGGCGATATCGCGCTCGCCGGCGAGCGCCTTGCCGAATGCGCCCGGGGCGATCGTCTCAACGAAGCGCTTGCCCTTGTCGGTGAGCAGGGGGACCGAAGGACTGTTGAAGACGGCGGCGTAACCGGTCGCCCGCACGGGCTTGCCGTCGCCGTCGCGGACGACGCGGATTTCCTGAACCGCGAAGCATCGCCGCTCCATGACGCCGGCGGTGGCCGCGTCGCGGACCTCCCGCACGCCTGGTGCCAGCGCCGGCGGCTGCCAGCTCGCCATAACGTTCAAGTCGATCGACAGCGGCGCGCCGCACTTGGGGCAGGTGGTATCGTTCATGGGTTTTGAGGGTTGGTGGATTTGGCGACGATCGCCTGGGCCTGGCTGACGGCCATCGCAGCGATCGCGTTGTCGCTGAGGGCCCCGATGCCCTCGACGCGCTGCGCGGCCAGCTCCTCGACCGCCTGAAATGCCCGGTTCTGCGCGGTGGCATCGCCGCCGCCGACGGCGAGCATCGAGCGAACGCCCGGAGCTAGCGCCTCGCGCACGTGCAGGCTGTGCTGCGCGTAGAACTCGTCATCCGCCTTGTTCCTGGAGGCGGCGTTGCGCTCCTTACGCAGCATCCGCTGGATGGCGTCGGCGAGCACCGGCACGAGCGCCCGGGCCTTGTCGTCTTTCGCCGCCGCCGGCGGTGGCTTCTTCTCGCCGTCGCCGTCGCCCCCGCCCTCGGCACCCGGTGGCTGGACCTGATCGAACTTGTCGGCGGGCATCATGTTGACCGGCGCCCAGTACTCCTTGCCCGCGCCGCCTGGGATCGGCGGCTTGCCTTCCATCGCTCGGATCTCGTCCGCGTTGAGGAATCCAGATTGTCGGCCGATCTGGTAGTAGGTCTGGCGTGAGACGGCATCCATGCGGAGCAGCCGGCGATCGTCGAACTTGACGTGGTAGTCGCCGTCGATGCCGCAGAGCTTGCGCGTCAGCTCCTGTTCCCACTTCTCCATCCAGGGCAGCAGGGTGTAGATGAGGAATTCCAGCCCCTGTGCGTCAATATTGCTGTGCGTGCTGCGCTCCAGGTCCCCCAGCATGTGCGGCGGGATGCGGTAGATTCGCGCGATCTCTCGGACCTGAAACACCCGCGACTCCAGGAACTGCGCTTCGTTGGGCGGGATGCCGATGCGCTTGTAGGTCCCGCCCCACGGCACCACGCCCGTCTTATGGGCGTTGCCCGTGCCCGCGTGCATCGCGTTCCACGATTCGCGCAACATGGCGAGCTGCTCGGGCTTGAGCGTCACGCCGGCGGGGAATTGCAGCACGCCGCCGACGGCCGCGCCGTTGCCGTAGAACGTCGCCCCGAAGATCTCGGCGGCCTTGCCCATGGCGATCGCCTCACGCGCGTACGCGATCGGCGAGAGGCCCTTGAGCCCGTTGATGCTCAAGCCCGGGATGTGGAGGATCTCTTCGGGCGCGAAGCTTTCGAAGCCGCCGCCGGTCACCTTCTCGGTGCGGTAGCGGAGCTGGCCAGCCTGACGCTCGGCGTAGGTTCGATCGCTCTGCAAGGGCAGAACGCCGCGCGGGCGATCGGCGTTGTCGTGCAGGATGCGCGAGTAGCCGTTGCCCCACAGCGTCAGATTCGCCTGCGTCGCCTCTTTCCAGGTGACCGCCGACATCTCCTCATTGGGCTGATGGCGCAGCAGCGCGTAGGCGGGGTGCTCCCGCGCCCGGATCTTCACGTCTTCGTCGTCGTCGCCTTCGAAGATGCCCAATGGCAACATGCCGATCGACTCGGCGAGGATGCGCACCGCCGCGAACACGGCGGTATAGGTCATCGCCGTGTTTTCGTTGATCTGGACGCCGCTGCGCGTCGGGCCGTAGCCCCAGATGCCGTCGAGCAGCGCCGGGTTGACGGAAAAGGTCGGGTACTCGATCGAGCGCGGCTCGTCATCCGTGCCGACGGGCACAGTGACGGGTAATCCCATCATGCCGTCGCTGACGCTGCTGCCGCCGCCGCCGCTCATCGCCTCCAGGCGCGCGGCGATATCGTCACGTTCGGAGGGATTCACGGGTGGTGTGTTGTGTGGGGTGAGGTCAGGCAGGAGCGAGGAAGAAGCTGACGGCCCCCCGATACCCTTCGCGGCGGAAGCGCAGGCCGTCGCCGTGCACCGTGCCCAGGATGAGCTGCCCCTCCCAAAGCTTGGGGAAGCGCAGGGACCGAAGCTTCCACAGCTCCGTTTCGTTGAAGGAGCGTTTGTATCGGTCGATCAGGTACAGCTCGGGCAGGTCCTCCAGCATGTGCAGGACGACGCCGACCCACGGCAGCCCGACCTCGACTTCGATCGTCGCGCCCATGGGATCGCGCGTTGACGGCGGCACGCTGGGCAGGTCAGAATCAGCGCTCATGCACACGATCCAACTTGGTCAAAAGGTCCGCGACAGGATCAGCGGCTTGCAGGGCATCGCCGTCGCCGTTACCGATTGGCTGCACGGCCCGCGCCGCGTCACGATCCAACCCCAGTCCATGCACGATGGGAAGGCCGTCGATCCGCAGACGTTTGACGAGGCCAACTGCGAAATCCTCGACCCCACTTCGATGTTCGCCGAGCCCTCGGAAGTCGCGCTAGCCGGCGGCGGCAGCGGCGGCAACCGTCCCCGTCCCACAGCTCGCGCCCGTTGAGACGCGCGAGCGACGCAGCAGCTCCGCGGCCACGAATTCCGCCGACACCCGCGCGGCATTGCCCACGGCGAGCAGGTGCACGCGCCGTCCCCGGTTCCCGCGCGTCAGCAGCTCGATCGACCCGGCGACGGCCGCCGGCGTGACCTCCGGCCAATTGGGCACGTACAGCGCCCGACGTCTGGCCAGGTAGGCGAGCGTCGGGTCCCAATCGAAGCCGACCAGGATCAAGATGCCATCGTCGCCGCCGCCCTCGCTGGCCTTCTCGGTGAGCTGCCTGGCCCAGGCGTCCAGATGCTTGGCGCTGGCCAGTTGTCGCGGCCGGTAGTCGAACCACCACACCAGCCCCAGGCGCACGAGCATGATGCCCAGCGCCACCGTGGCGGCGAAGGGTCCAGCCGCGCTGATAGCAATTGCGATCGCCGCCAGCAGGAACACACCGAAGGCCAGGTGGTAGTGCCCGTCCTCATGGACGGCCGTAACGTGGGTCCAGATGGCCGGCCCGGCGAGATAAACGCCCAGGCAGGCCAGTCCCGCCCAGCGCTGGCAGATCAGGCAGGCGGCCACGGCCGCGAAGATGCCCAGCGGGGAAAAGCGCCGCTCACGCCCCAGGATCCTGCGCCACGTGTCCGGCGAGAGCTTGGAGCTCCAGGTGCCGAAGTTCCACGCCCGCTGCGCCGGCAGCGTCGAGATCTGCGTCAGCCGCGAGAGCGGATGGCGTTCTTTGATCGAGTCGGCCCAGCGCGTCCAGAGGACGCCGGCGAAGACGGCGGGAGCCGTGACGCCTGCCCATAACACCAGCGCCGGAAGGCGCGACGGGCACGCCGCGGCTGCAACCAGCCCCGCCAGCCAGCAGACGGAAGCCGCATTGATCTTGACCAGCGAGCCGAGGACCCCACAGACGATCGCCGCGATGCCCATGCACCAGAACGGTGCAAAGTGATGCATTGGCACGTGCAGCAGCCACAGCAGCGCCGCCAGGTACCAGCCGTTAAACGCCAGGGCGGTCGTGTCGATCATGACCGTCCGCGCCCAGGCGATGTAGAGCGGCGAGGCCAGCAGCAGCGCCGGCAAAATCCAGCAACTCGAGCCGGCCAGCCCGATCGCCGGCCCGGCCACGATCGCGGCGGCGACAACGGCGAGGTAGGACGCGATGCCCACCAGTCGCCCGGCCGTTTCGATGCTGACTACATGGAACACGGAGACCCGACAGATGCGGAGCGCCCGGTTCAGCAGTCGGCCCGTCAACGCCGCCAGCCACTGATACAGCGGCCATTCAAAGGGCACCCGCCAGTCGTCGCCGTCCTTCCCGCCCGGCCCCAGCGCCGGCAGCTCGCAGCGACCGAATCGCAAGATCGACCAGATGCCCATGGCCCGCTGCGATTGGCAGAAGGTGCACAGGCCGTCGCTGTAGATGTTTTGACGCAAGCCGCGCGTGACGGCATAGCCGAACCACGCCAGCGCGATGATGAACAGGATGAACACCGGTGCGCCCTCCGCGCCGCCAATCGCCCCCCGAAAAGGGGGCCGGCCTAAACGAGCGCCGGCCCCCTGCGGGAGGAGGATCACGCGCACATTTTCAGGAACCGTTCCCGCGCCGCGGCCTGCTGCTGCTCCAGGTCGATCGCCGGCTCGCTGACCGCCGCCGCCGAGCTGGCCAGCCGCTCGCGCTTGAGCAGACGCCAGAACGCCGGCGCGGTCATGAGGCAGGCATCGGCGCCGTCGGGGGCCCAATAGCCGCCGGCGCGATACTGCCCGGTCTGCACTTCCCCGGTGCGCTTGATCCACTCGATGGGAGTGTGGCGCGGGGGCAAGCCGGCCGCCGCTCCAGCGCCCACGGGATTCCAACGATCGCGGTCATCGCGGTCCATCGTGCTCTGCTCCTCTCGCTCGCTGCGTGCCTAATGCTTCACGACCATGCCTTGCCCGGTCGGCAGCTCCAGCACGTCGTGTCCCCGTTCTTTGAAAAACTCGAGCTGTGAGATCGTCTGCGGCAACTGCGGCGCCCACCCGAAATCATCGAGGAGCACGATGCCGCCGGTGACGACGCGATCCCAGAGGCGATCGAGCGCCGCCAGCTCCGCCGCCGCGCAATTCATGTCGATGTGCAGCAGGGCGATCCGCCGCAGTCCGTCGTGGTCGAGGGACTCGGGCACCGCGCCTCGGACGATGAACACGTTTCGGTTCCAGGCGCTGAAGCGCCGCCGCACGTCCGCTTCCCACTGGTGCGGGTCGAGATGGCCGTAATCGTGCGCCGCCCGCTCCGCCGGCGTCGAACTACCTTCATGTAGTCCGGCGAACGTGTCATACAACCACAGTGTCTTTTCTGGCCGTTTGCCCCAGTCGAGGCAGCGGCACAGCACCGCCGAGCTGTAGCCCCGGTAAACCCCCAGCTCCACGAAGTCACCGTCGAGGTTCAACGCCTGCTTGCCAGCCCAAACGTAGGTGTGCGTGCGCCAGACAATGGCGCGGTCCCAATCATCCTGCGCCTCGGCCTGAACGGCGGCGGTAAACGCCTCATCCCAGAGAAACGTCTGATTCTTGAGGAGCGACACCAGCATGTCGCTGGCGAAGGTCTGCCCGCCGTAGGCGCGCGTCAGCGTGGCGATCGCCGCCTTGAATTCGTCGCGCATCGCCGGCGGCACACACCAGAACATGGATCAGGGTGCTCCCTCAGACTTGCGCCGAAGGGTCGCATGCAGCGATTCCACGTCAGCGGTGAATTCGTTGAGTTCGATGAGGACGCGTGCAACGTCGTGCGGCTTCGCCTCGATCGTGATCTTGGTCACGCCGGCGATTGGCTGGCCGGTCTGCTCATCGACGACTTCCAGCGTTCCGAAGAAGCCGCGGACGATCTTCAATCGCCGCATGGGTTCCTTCTGGAGCATCGTCGCCACGGTCAGGCCGCCCCCAGCTTGGCCTGCACGCCGCGCAGGGGCGGGGCGCAGGCGATCATGCCCTTGGCTTCGTCGCCGTCGCGCGCCTTTCGGCACTCCTCACAGATCGGCACTTCTCCGAAGGCGGTGGTTTCGGTCTGGCACTTGGCGTACTCGCTGAGCTTCTGGCAGCGGTTGCAGATCAAGCCGATCGGCTTGGCGTTCTCCTTCCAGCCCCAGCCCTTGCTCTCGGGCCCGGTTGTCGGCACCGCCTCCGCTGCGTTCTCCTCCCGATGGCCGCCATTGACGTACACGTGATTGATCACCGGGCGCACGTCCGGGAAGTGTGACGTCATGCGGTTGTAGCTCTTGGGGAGCCACAGCGGCCGCAGCGGCAGGCCGCGTGAGCCGTTGAAGGCGATGTCCAGGACCTGGTCACAGGGCAGATCGCGGTGGGCCGGCGTGTTGGACACCCAGCGCATGAGCAGCTCCAGCGCCGCCGCGGTGTAGTTGAAATAGATCACGCCGCCGGAGCCCAACAGCCGCGTCGGATCGTACGGCACGCCGTTGAGCGCCTGGGGGTCGGCATGCCAGTTGTAGATCGCGAAGTCGTGCCCGCCCTCGAGGGCGCCCATCAGCAGCGCCGGATACTCGACGATCTCGCAATCGGCGTCGAGGTAGAGCACCGGCCCGCGCCGCTGGCACAGGGCGTTGATGATCCAGTTGGGCACGGCGTGCATCACGTCCAGCCACGCCTGGCGTCCGGTCACCCCCGGCGGCGGCTGCACTTCGGCCACGTCGCAGGGCAGGCCATGGCGCACGCACGATTCGCGGAGCCTGTCCGCGAATTGGGGATAGCGCCCGTTAGCGGTGTACTTGGAAACTACAAACACGCGATCGCTCCTCTCGCTCGCGCGCGTGGTGTCGCGCGATTCAACAGTCGTTCCAGTCGTCGTCGATGCCTTCCCACATTTTCAGCACCCATCTTCGGCCTCGCGTCGCGCGAGGTACTCGGCTTGAACCCGCGCGAGAAACGCCGGGTCCTGCGCCTGCTGTTCAGTGCAGCGCACATTGACCCCGTCCGGCAGCGTGAGCCCGGCGAAGACCGTTTCGCCGAGCTGGTCCACTTCCCACATCGCGTACAGGTCCGGCGCAGCTCCGAACGCCAGGCTCCGGCCATCGACCGCGCCGTGCACTACTGCCACAACTCCTCCGGAATCGCCGCCACGGCGGCACTAAAACGCGCGAGACGACGATGCGCCCGCGCCAGCGCCAGCTCGAAAGCTTTCGTGTCCAACTCGAATCTGAGTAACGCCGAGGCCGGCACGGTGATGGCCGGCGCGGTGATCGAGATGAATCCGCCCCGCGCGGCCGTACGTTTCTGCCGATGCAGAACGCCATGCCGCCCCCGTTCCTTGATCCTGCCTTCGCTGGCCCAGATCAGCCGCCGTGCGAAATTCTGCGGGACGATGAAGCCCCCATCCTCCGCGACGATCGGCCCCTCCGCCGGCTGGCAAGGCAAGTCACGCGACGATAGCCGCACCGCCTCCCGGTACTCCGCTCCGCTCATGCCGCCGGCCTCCGCGTCCAGTTGGGACGAAAGGCGTTTCGCAGGATCTGATCCAGCTCCGATCGCCCCTGGGGTATCCGGGGGAGCGAGGGCGGCGCTTCCGCGCCGCCGCTGCGCTTGCCCCGGTAGTTACCCGTGTCGTTGGGTCGAACGGCCGCGCCGACGTAGGCCGTCGCGATGGAGTTGAGCGCCCGCTGGCGCCGCCTCCGCAGGTTCGGTACGTGGATATCCAAAACGTTCCTCCTCAAAGCACATGAATCGTCCCATCCCAGGCCCCCGCTTCGTTCGCGTCCGGGTGCGCCCCCTTCGTCGCCAGCGCCAGCACCGCGGCCGCGATCGGGTCGATCTTGTTGGCGCTCTTGCGCTTCGACAGCATCAAGGGCACCTTGTCGATGTAGTCTTCGATTTTTGCGCCCGGCGGGATCCGGCCATCGAAGTGCGCGGCGGCGTTGCTCGCCGCCCAGCGCACCACCGGATTTCCGAAGTGCACGAAGTGCTTCACCCTCACCAGCCGCACCAGCTCCTTCGTCGGCGCCGCCAGCGACCGGAAGCTCTGCGGGATCGGCACGACGGAAATCCCGTCGTGCTCCTTGAGGTCCTGCATGAGATGGGTCGCCCCGTGCGGGTCGAAGCCGATCTCGCGAATGTCGTAGAGCTTGGCCAGCTCGTTGATCCGGCTACGGATCACGCGATAGTCGATCTGGTCGCCCGGCGTGACTTCCAGGAACCCTTGCGCGGCCCACACGTCGTAGGGAAACTTTTGCCGCGCCCGCCGCCGCACGCGATCCTCCGGGCACCACGACCAGGACAGCAGCGCCACGTAGTCATTGGCCAGCGGGAATGCGAGCCCCAGCGAGGCGAGATCTTCGGTGCTGGCCAGGTCCAGCCCCCCGAACGCCGGCCGCCCCAGCAGATAGCTCCGCCCGTCGCCCTCGCCGGCGATCGGCACCAGGTCCGACAGCTCGCGCGGGCACTGGTCCCACGCCTCCATCGGGATCACCCGCACGTCCTGCCCGGTGCGGATGTTCAGATGCAGGCGCTTGAAGGCGTTCTCGAACGCCGGCGTCTCCTGCGCCTTCTTGCAGGCCTTGGCGAGCTGCTCGCGCGAAACCGAAACGTCGAGGTTGGGGTTGGCCTTCTCCCAGGTCTTCTCCTCGGTCCATGGGTCCGAGTCCTGAGCCTCGTATATCACGGGCAGGAAGGCCGGATCGTATCCCGCTTTGGCCGGGTCCCCGCCGTTATCCCTCACGCGACAGGCATAGTCGTAGACCTCGTTGCAGATCGATTCGCGGTCGTAGTCGCTGGTGGTGATCATCACCAGCAGCGGCTGACGGCGAACCTTCTTGGCCATCGCCGTCTCAAACACATCCAGCAGGTCGCGCGATTCCTGGACGTGTAATTCATCCACCACGGTCACGTGGGGGATGCCACCATGTTGCCCCGCCGCGTCGGCCGGGATCACGCGCACGAACGACAGCGGATCGGCCTTGAGCACCATCGAACGGTGCGCCTTGCCGCGATAGAGCTTGACCTTGGCCGTCAGCCCTTTGTCCTGATCGACGAACCCCGCGCCGTTGCGAAAAAGGGCACCCGCCTGCTCGCGCTGGCCCGCGGCCAGGTAGTTCTGTTGCCCCGGCTCCTCATCGTTGAGGAAGCAGTAAAGCACGATGCCGCTGGCGAGCGGAGTCTTTCCATTGCCGCGTCCAATTTCGACGAACGCTCGGCGGTACCGCCGCACGATGCGGTTCGCTTCATCGACCCGCTTCCAGCCGAACAGGTTTCCGACGATCGCCGCCTGCCACCGTCTCAAAAGGAACGGCTCGCCCCGCGCCGATCCCTCGATATGCCGGAGGTGCTGCGGAAACCAGTTGATGGCCCGGATCGCCGCCGCGTGATCGAGGTAGCACCCGTCCGCCTGGGCCCAGGGGTCATAGCCGGGGACGCAGCGGAGGATCTCCTCGAGCTGCCGGCAGTTCTCGGCCGACAGGTCAGCCGGCGATGCGGAGGGAGGGGACTGCCCCTGGCTCGGTGGGGTGGGCGTCGCGTTGTTCTTCGCCCTCATCGTCCAGCTTCACCGAAATGCGCGACCGGCTCGCCGGCGTCAGTCCAAACTCCGATTCGATCTTCCCCAGCAGCGCGGCGAGCTTGTGATAGATCCCCACCTGCGGCCACGGCAGGACGCATTTGACGTTCCCGTCCTTGTCCTTGATCGTGTAGACCTCGCCGTTTTTCTCGATGAACGCCGCCGCCTTTTTGAACCGCACCAGCGCATCGCAGTAGCGGGCCAGGGCGTTGGCGTCGATCTCGCTGGCCAGCCCCAGCGGCGTGAGCTGCCGGAGGAGCTGCTCCCACACCTCGCCGGCCGTCGCCGACAGCCACACGGGCCGATCCGGCACGCCCTCGGGCGGCTTGGGCTCCCCCTTGTTGGCGGCGCCGCGCCAGCTCCCCCGCGCCCGCAGGATCGCCGACGGTGTTGGAGCGGGTCCGCGTCGGCCCATATGGGTAATCCCCCATTCAAAAGAGCATTTCAGCGGGCAGAATCGGCAACGAAAAATCTGGTTTTCTCACCACTTTTTTCGAGCCCGCCGTAACGCCTGATCCCCCGCCCCCTTACTGCCGCCGTCTTCCGCGTGTCACAGAAGTATTTTGTAGACAAGCAGTTGTGGTTGCGTGTATACTCCGCTCATGCGAATCGGGAATGGCCCGGTGAGCTAAACAAAACAAGCCGCAGGCGTCACCTTGCAAGTTCGACCTGCGGCCAGTCCTAAGAAAGGAGTGCCCATCATGGCACACGAAATCGACATGAGCAACGGCCGCGCGAACGTCTTCGTCACCGGCGAACCGGCGTGGCACAAGCTGGGCGTGGTCATCAAGAAAGCCGCCAACAGCAAGCAGGCCATCAAGCTTGCGGGGCTCAATTGGGAAGTGCAGCAGTGGCCCGTCCGCGCCTTCAACCCCGACAAGCCTTCGGTCGAAGCGGCCTGCCCCGAGCGCGTCGCCAACGTCCGCACCGATACCAAGCGCGTCCTGGGCATCGTCTCCAAGGGCTACGAGGTCTTCCAGAACGCCGACGCCTTCGAGTTCATGGACGCGATGGTCGGCGAGAAGCTCTGCATGTACGAGACCGCCGGCAGCCTCCAGGACGGCAAGCGGGTGTGGATGCTCGCCCGCGTCCCGCGCGAGTACCGCGCGGCGAAGGATGACGTGATCCGCCCCTACGTGCTGCTCACCAACGGGCACGACGGCAAGCACGGCCTGCGGATGATCGCGACCACCGTCCGCGTGGTCTGCCAGAACACGCTCAATCTGGCGATGCGCAATTCGCTGGGGAGCGACGGCCTGAGCCTGGGCCATTGGGGCAACCTCGAAGCCCGCGTCAATGAAGCCCGCGAGAAGCTGGGGCTTATCTCCAAGCGCTTCGACCTGTTCGGCCAGGAGCTCAAGCGGCTGCTGGCGATCAAGCTGAGCGACAAGAAAGTGGCCAGCTACTTCGACGGCCTGCTACCCAAAGCCGAGGGTGAGATTCAGAAGAAGACGCGCGAGAAGGTGCTGGTGAAGTTCCACGAGAACCTCGCCAACGAGCGCAACGCCATGCCCGGCATCACGGGCACCGCCTGGGCGGCCTACAACGCCGTCAGCGAGTTCGCCGACCACCAGCGCAAATTCCTGGGGAAGACGGACCAGCAGAAGGCCGCCAACCAGCTCCAATCCATTTGGTTCGGCGACGCGCACCGGATGAAGCAGCAAGCCTACGCCGACGCCCTCGCATTGGCGTAGTCGCTCCGGGGTGGGGCGCGCCTGCAGCGTGCCCCACCCCTCCCCTCTCCCTTCATCCTTGGAAAGGAGTCCCCGTGCTTTACCAGAAACACAGACCCAAGCGCTTCGCCCAGATCGTCGGCCAATCGCCGGCGATCGAGCAGGCCCGCCGCATCCTCGCCGGCGGCTGGGGCGGCCGGGCCTGGTGGCTCAGTGGCCCCAGCGGCACCGGCAAAACCTCCCTCGCGTTCATCATCGCCCGCCTGGGCGCCGACGACTGGTGCATCGAAGAAATCGACGCCAGCGATTTGACCGCGCAGCGCCTCGCCGAGATCGAGCGCACCATGCAGCTTTGCGGCATGGGCTCGCGGCCCGGGCGCTGCTGGATCGTCAACGAAGCCCACGGCCTGCGCCGCTCGGACGTGATCCGCCAGCTCCTGACCCTCCTGGAACGCCTGCCCGGCCACGTCGTGTGGATCTTCACCACGACGGACCACGGCGAGCAGCTCCTGATCGAGGACCTGGCCGACGCCGACCCGCTCCTGTCCCGCTGCCACCGCCTGAGCCTCCAGATCGACCTGGAGCGCTTCGCCCGGCTCGCCCAGCGCATCGCCCGGCGGGAGAACCTCAACGGCTATCCGTTGGACACCTACCGCGCCCTGGCCCGCCTGCACGGTGGGAACCTTCGTGCGATGCTGGGCGCCATCGAGGCCGGCGCTTTCCCCTCGCCCGAGCAACTGGCGGCGCCGGCACCAGCTCCCGCCGAGGTCTCGCCGGCGTCACCCGCAGCGGGCGTGTGCCCGATCTGCGGCGGGCCCATGGGCGCCCTCAAGAAATTCTGTTCGACCGGCTGCTACTTCGAGCACCTGCGCCGCATCAAGCGCAAACGCTGAAAGGAACTACCACCATGCACAACTGGCAAACACTCAACCGCGGCGCCATCCTGCCCTCGGAGATGACGCTGGCCGAAATCCTCCCGGAGATCGAATTCGCCCTGGATCAGCTGCCCGACATCACGATGCTGTCCGAAGCCATCGATCGGCAGGATTACCCCACCGTCGCCCTCTACGTCGAAGACGCGTTCAACCGATCGGCGCACATGGAGCTCACAACCATGGCCCCGATGAACCCTACGCAGTTCGTCGGCTTCCTGGCCAAGACGGATCACGCGGTGGCCCAAGCCGCCGACTACCAGAATTTCCGCGTCAGCCCGATGAGCGCCGCGGAGGCGGAGGCGGCCTTGAAGCTGCTGGGCAACATCGGCCGCAACGTGGCTGACGTGGCCCGCCGGATTCAGGCGATGGCCAAAGCAGAGGGGAGGACGTCATGAAATCCCACCGCTCCCGTCTGGCGATCGCCGGCTGCATGTCGGTGCGCCTCGAGCTGGAAGTCTCCTACAACGAGGGCAGGGCCCTCGAGTGGGCGCTTCGCCATCTCGACGTGCTCACGACCCGGCGCATCATTTCAATCCCCGCCGCGCACCGCAACGTGCTGGCCCAGCCCTCACGCGAGTCGGCTCCCGGCTGTTCCAAATCCTCGAAAGCGCCAAGCCTCAGGTCGAGGCCGCGGCCATAGAAGCAGGGAGGCAGCCATGAGCGACAAAACCCTAATAGCCTGGACCCACCACACCTTCAACATCGCCTGGGGCTGCACCAAGGTGAGCCCCGGCTGCAAGAACTGTTACGCCGACTCGCTCTCCAGCCGCTACGGCCACGACGTCTGGGGCCCGCGCAAACCGCGCCGCACCTTCGACGCCAAGCACTGGCGCGAGCCGATCAAATGGAACGCCGCGGCCGACGCCGCCGGCGAACGCCGTCGGGTCTTCTGCTCGAGCATGTGCGACATAGCCGAGGACCACCCGACGATCGCGGCCGAGGTCGTGAAGCTCTGGCCCTTGATCCGCGCCACGCCCTGGCTCGACTGGCAGCTCCTCACCAAGCGCCCGGAGCGTTATCCCCAAATCATCCCCAGCGATTGGGGGAAGGGCTATCGCAACGCCTGGCTGGGCACGTCGATCGAGAGCAACGACTACGTGCACCGCGCCGACGTCCTGCGCAAGCTTCCGGCCACCGTCCGATTCATCAGCTACGAGCCGGCCCTGGGTCCGCTGGACAAGCTGAACCTCAAAGGCCTCGACTGGATCATCTACGGCGGTGAATCCGGGCCCGGCTGGCGCCCGGAGGACAAGCAGTGGGCCCGCGACATGAACGCCCGTTGCCAGCGGGCCGGCATCGCCTTCTTCCACAAGCAGTCGGCCGCCTACCGCACCGAGATGGGCGTGGAGCTGGACGGCCAGATCGTCCGCAACTACCCGGCCCGCCGCCTGCCGCTCCCCGTGCTCGTGGCGCCGCTCCTGAGCAGCTCCGCAGAATAGTGGGTCATGCCGCCGGCGTGCCCGCAGTAGTAGCCGCTCCACTCCACCAGCTCGAAACCCGCCGCCCTCGCCAGGCGGCGGGTTTTCTCTTTCGCCACGTCGAGGTAGACGGGATACAGGTTGTTCCCAAACTCCGCGACGATGTCGGCCAGGCAATCGACGCTCCACGCGCCGCCGAGCTGCACCTTCTGGCGCAGGCCATCGTTGACCACAAGCCTGATCCGATCGGCCAGCCGCTTCGGATGGGACAGCGCCGCCTCGATCACCGGGAACGCCGCGCCGTACGGGTCCACGTCGATGAAGTTGAAGACCAGGTGGCCCGCCGCACCCGCCGCCAGCGCGGCGATGCAGTCGGCCTCATACACCGCCCACGTCGGCCGCTGCCGCGCCAGCATCTCGGCCTTGGCGGGCTCCTTCTCGAAGACCGCGCCGGCCGTCACGTCGGCGGGACGATAGCACTCCTCGAAGAGCCGCCCCGCGCCGCCGTTGGTTTCAAGCACCACCGCCGCCGGCCAGCCGCGCAAGCTCCTGGTCCGAAGGTCCCGCTTGTACCTCAGCGTCGAGTTGTCCTTTTGCTTCCCCGTCATCGTGCCGCTTGGCATAGTCCTCGCACAGCGCGAGCAGCGCCTCTCCCCGGTTCATCTTCCCCGTCAGCCTCAGCGCGCATTCGACCGTCGCCAGGTCGGGCACGACCAGCACAACCTTGACGATCGCCGCCCGCTTGCGGCCCAAGTTCCTGTTTCCACCACCACCACCGCCGCCGTCGTGCTCAGCGCGGCCGTCGGCCATCTCTGCCAGCTCCCCCTCGCTGAACCCCAGTCCGCCCAGGTCGATCGAGAACTCCGCCGCCGTCTTCTCGAGCTGGCCCAGGTCCCACTCCGCCAGCTCGGCCGTCCGGTTGTCCGCGATCGCGAACGCCGCCAGCTCCGAGGCCGGCAGATCGGACCGCACGACATCCAGGTGCGTCCACCCCAGCTCCTTCGCCGCCGCCCAGGTCCCGTTGCCGGCCCGGATCACGCCGGCGGTGTCGATGACGATCGGCTTCTGCTGGCCGAACCGGCCCAGTGAATCCTTGATGGCCTCCAGGTTCCGCGCCCCGTGCTGGCGGGCGTTGGCCGGATCGCCCCTGAGTGTATCGATCCCTACCCTCTCCACCTTCAACCCCGCTCCAGCGGGCTTCCCGGGCTTCCCTTTGTGCATTACAGCCGCTTTTCCGATGCGCCGACCCATCCATCCTCCGCAGCTTTCAATCGCCTAAAACGCGTTCCTATGGCCGTTTTCGGGCCCCCACGCCCCCCGCCACGCCATGCGTCCAGCGGGAGGGGGGGGCATGGTTCGTTTCACCACTTGCGGTCCGCGTGGATCTGCTTATCTTCCGTCCCTGAACCGCACTGCTGCCAGACACCCAACTCACGCCGCCCCAACGCGAGGCACCTTCCGGTGCGGTTCAAACTCGCGCGCCGGGCGGCCTTTGCGCCCGAATGGGATCTGCACCGCCACCGATCACGAAGACATGCGCTGGCTGCGGACGGACGTTTCTCGCGCCAACCCAGCATCCAAACGTGCCGCCGCAATCGGAGAGGAAGTACTGTTCGCCGGCGTGCGGAAGGCGAGCGGGCCAACGCCGAGCATATTCAAGGCGTCGGGAGCGGGAGCACCGCCCGGAGTCAAATTGCCGTTTCTGCGGCGGGCGATTCGTAGCAGACTGCAAGCCCGGTCGACGCCCGATGTTCTGTTCGACCGAATGCAGGGCAGCTTTTGAGGCGGTTCGGCTTCGAGCCTACTACGACCCCGAGAAGAGCAGCCAATCCTATCGCCGCAAACGCAGAGAGCTGGCCCAGCTCAGCGCCCTTGCGGACATCCTCAGACTCAAGCAAAGGAGCGATTCATGCCCCTCACCAGCCTCCCCGACGCCGTCGCCATGAAGAAACTGTCCAATGGCGAGCTTCGTCACCTGCTCGAATCCTGCCTCATGCTCGACCCTGCCAAAGTGCTATGCGGTGGCCAGGCGGTCGTCGAGCTTGAGGCCCGTGGCGAAGACCTCTCGGACCTGCGCATCGGCACGATCCAGTACCTGCGCAAGATCGGCCACGGGCAGCTCCTCCCCGAGGTCTTCATTTACTTCCTCGGCCACGCGTTACTCCACAAGGCCGCGAGGCTGCCGTTGTCCGATCAACGCCGACTGCTCGCCCCCGATCCGCTCGATGTGGCCATCCTGAACAACGGCCTCGTCCAACAGGTTAAGTGCAGGCCCGACGTGATGAAGCCGCCGATGATCGATATTGTCTTCGCGTCCGACCACCTCAGGCCCATCGAGGAACAAATCGCCATCCTGCGCGCCTCTCAAGTCCGCCCGCCGAAGCGTTCAACGATTTCTCCGAAGATCGATCACCGGAAAATGGGCGTACACGTTCGGGAGCCCGGCTTCATTTCTCTCTCCGATCTCAAGGACTTCATCATCCAGCTCGGCGGCTGACCCCAGGCGATGACCCCCGAAATCGAAAACCCGTGGGAAAATCCCAAACGCTGGTGCCCGGTCTAGGGCGGCGACCCTCCAGAAAATTGACCCCCCTATCCCCCCCCGCAAAAAAAAGCAGCAGCTTGTCAACAAGCTGCTGAATTGCGCGTCTTTGCGTTGCCGAAGCCGCCGTCATCCCGCGCAGTCTTGCGCGCGTGGCAGCCTGGGCACAGGCCCTGGTGGTTCTCTGGATTCCAGAAGTTCGGATCGTCCGCACCACTGACTGGCGTGCGATGATCGACGTGGCTCGCCGGCTCGCGCTGGCACTCAGCACACACCGCGTGCTCGGGCATCATCAGGAACGCCCGCCGATACTTCTGCCAGGCGTAGCCATAGCCGCGCTGGCACGACGTGCGCCGTTGCTGCGCGTGATCGGTGCCGGCGGTAGCGGCGCTGCGCTGCTGTAGCGTCAGTGGCTTGGTTGGCATCGTGCGCGTGCGAGGTAAGCCGCTGCGTCGCCTGAGGGCATGAGTCCATGAAGCGCGACGTAGGCGATGTGCGGGCGCACGCCATCGACCAGGCCATCGGCCCACACGTAGATCGAGTAATCGTGCTCCACGAACCAATCGACGGCCGCGCACCACGCCGCGAAATCGACTGGCACGTTGTTGAGCTTCTGCACATCAGGCAGATCGTTCGCCGGCCAGTAGATCTGCTGGCGCGGGTTGAGAACCGCGATCCTCGGGCCCGCGGTGTACTCGGGATAGAAGCGCCTGAACTGCGCCTCGGCGTTGGTCAGCTCGAAGGCCCAGCGCCCGCCGCGCGGCCCGCCCTCTGCGGTCCAGTCCCACCAGTAGTAGCAGCGCGCCGGCCCGCCATTGAGCTGAGCGCGGAAGTTGGCGAACGCGGCGACGACATCGGGATCCGCCGTGGCCGGCGAGTCACCGAAGATGCCAAGGGCGATGAACTCCGCGCCATACCATGAAACTTCCTGCGGCTGGCCAGCGCCCTGCTTCACGCCGGCGATGGCGGCGCTGAGCTGCTGGATATAAGCGAGCTTGTCGGCCTTGGCGCTGGATGGACTGACCTGGCCGAAGTGCGCGGTGCCTTCGATGTCGAAGATGACCAGCGGGTGCGGCCGCATGCTCGTCGCGCCGTAGACGCGCGGATCCGCTGCGAGCCGTCCAACGATCGCGCACGCCGTCGGATCGGGCGGGTCGGAGTAATCGGGGTTCGGCCCGCCGTTGGCCTTCGTCCAGTCCAATCCGGCGGCGTCCAGATCGGCCTGCGTGCGGAGGATGGGACGGCCTTGCGGGTCATGCTGCACCTGCTTGCCGGCGTCGTCGAATTTCACGTAGCAGCGGGCGCGGTTGAGCGTCCCGTTGTACGCCATGATCGCTTCCTCCAGGCCCAGCGATACTTCGTAGTCATGCGCGTCAAAGTTGCGCACCCACTGAGGATTGCCGGCGGCGTCGGGGTTGGCGTGCTTCGTGCCGTCATCGACCCAGCGGACGTTGGGGCCGAAGATCGGCGTGGCGTTGCCGTCGCAGAGGATCCGCGTGCGCTTGTGCGTGCGCGGCAGCGGGATATTGACGCCATCGACCAGCCAGCCAGTCGGTTGCGTCGCCGGCTGCGTGGCCGGCGACGTGGCCGGCTGGACCGGTGGCGGCGTCGCCGTCAGCTCGGCATTGAGCTTCGTCATCCGCGCGGCGTTGGCGTCGGGCGTGTTGTCGAAGCCAATCCAGATCTTCCCGATGTCGTGCGGGAAGTAGATGACGCCGGCTGCGCCGTGCTTCACGCTCGTGCGCACCTCGAGCTCCAATTCGTCGGCGCTCGGTGCGCGGGCCAGGGCGCCTTGCGGCGAGTTCTTGAGCCAGTCCTGTTCGACCAGGTGCTGATTGCCCGTCTCGATGAACGCGAGGTAGCGCTTGCCAGCGCCGCCCCAGCTTCGGAGCTGATCGAGCATGGTGCCGAGCTTGGGGATCGCCGCGGCCGTCTCGCCACGGTTGATGACGTAGTAATCGAAGGCAACCCAATCGGCGGCCGGCAGATAATCCTGCGCCGCCGGCGGCGGCCATTGGATCTTCCAGCCATCGAGGTTCAGCAGGACCGGGACGCTCGGCTGGCCTACCTTCCATGCTTTATAGCTGGCGATGCACTGCGCGGCGGGCGTGTTACCGCCGCCGTTAGGCTCATCGACCTGCATCCGCGCATCGCCGTACGGCTCCTTGGCGATCACGTAGAAGCCCGCCGCGTGCGCGGCGTTGACGAAATCGGTCGGCTTGACCGTGCCGCCCTCGGTTTCGATTCCGACCAGCGTGTTGATGCCGCGCTGTTTCCACTTTGGAAAGCTGGCGATCGGCTGGTACCAGACGCCGGCGACGAACGCCGGCGGCTGCTGCGGCTGTGCGTCAGCCACCAGGCAGATCAGCATGGCCACCAGCGCCGCGATGATCATCGCGATCGCCAGGACCGGTGGACGCACACAGTCGTTGTCGTGATATTTCATCGTCGGTGCC